AAAAGTAGACTTTACTAAGTATTTTGCATCTATTGTTGAATTAGGTATATTTGGCTTGTACATGAACAAATAAGCACGAGCACCTCCTTCAAAGTTACTTTTGAAATCATTTATATTAAAACCTGTTATTGCCATTATGTTTTCCTCCTTCTAAAATTATAAACCTATATCTCCTGTTGATGTACCGGACATAGTTGGATTTATATTTATTAATCCTTTTATTTTATTTGATATACTACTTAAAAATGATGATAAATCAAATGCTTTACTTGGACTAACTATAGGCTTATCAATAATATGATATTGATAAGAAAAGGTTAATTCAAATTCAGCAAAATCACTTGAACTATAATCTAATGATATTGGTCCTATTGATTTGGGCCAAGCACCAAATAACTTTATCCGTAACAATGGTTTTTGAAAATTTCCACTACCATCTAATATTAAAAATGTTTGAGTAGATTTATAATTTTCAAAATAATGTTGTATATTCACACCATCTCTTACTTCATGTATACCATTTGTCCACTCTTCAAGTTCGTGTCTTATTTTTCCTTCACTATCTAAATATAATGTTATATTCCAATCTTCAAATATTTTCTTTCCACCTATCTTAAAATTTAAACCTTGGTATTCTACAATATGTTCTTCAACTGTAGTGGATGGAAAATTTGTTGCTTTTACAAGATACATTCTCTTTTTTAATTCTTGAGTATTGAAATTGGAATCATATGAAATGCCTTGTGATATTGTTTTTCCTTCAGCATTTTTGAATTCAGGTTGCCATATAAAAAAACTTGCTCTGGCTCCACCTTTAAATTCACTAACAAAATTATCAATACTGAATTCTACTTGGTCTGTGAATATTCCCATAATTACCTCGGTATAATACCAGGACCTACTAATGGTATTGGTATAGCATTAAGACTCATAGGAACTATTATATGATACATATATGATAAAGTTACATCAAAGGATGCTATATCTTGGGTACTATAATCTAATGATATTGGTCCTATTGATTTGGGCCAAGTATTTGCTAAATATATACCTGTTGTTGGTGAACCTTCACCATCTAACATTAAAAGACCTTGGTCTCTTAAATAACCATAATTACCTTTAAAAGGATTAAATGTTGTAGGTTTTCCAAACCATGATTCTGATGGTATTACCATATGGATTTGATGCATCCAAAGTTCAAAAGCACTTCTTATAGAGGATCCCACATCACAATGTAATGTTATTGTCCAATCACCAAATTCACGGGAACCACCTACTGTATATTTCATACCTTGCCAATAAGCTGTCATTTCATTTACTGTACTTTCAGGCATAGAAGCAGATTTTACTAAGAATCTACTATTCCACCCAATTTCTAATAAGGTGGGAACCCAAGTAAATAAGTATGCTCGGGCCCCACCTTCAAATACAGCTTTAAATTGGTCAATATTGAAACCAGTTATTCCCATTTGTTGCCTCTATATTATAAACCTTATATAATTCTTTTAAAGATATTGAACATTTAGGTCCTTTATTTATATTATACTTTTCTCCTAATATTTCTAAATTAACATATGAACCTACAATATGTGGTAATATACAATGATTGAATCCCTCTAATATAGAATATTTATGGTCTAAATGGTATTTATTTCTACCTATACTTAGATTATTAGGATTAACTATTTTTTGAAACCTTTTATAATTTTTCCTGGTATATTTGTATACTAAACTTTTATATAAACTGTATGAATCCTTATTTATCCTGCTTAAAAGGTCTCTCTCACTTAATTTATAAATATAACACTCAGATTTACATTTATCAGAGCAATAAAAATTAAATTCTCCATGGTATTTCTTATTACTTTTTAGAAATTGCAATCTATTAGATACTTCATTTCTATTGGGCTTATACCATTTTCCACAATATATACAAACAACTTCTAACACACCATTATCATTTCTTGTTTTTTCATATAGTTCTAATTGGTTAGAGTATGTATTACATAACACATAATCTTTTTGTGTTATGCCTCCTTTCCAATTACCATTACTTTCACTCTTATTCTTTAATTTCTTTCTATATGCTTCAGAATTATAAATACTGTCTTTATTTAACCATTTTCTTTTAAGTTTATTTATAGTGTTCTTGGAATGTTTTTTATTTTTCATCCCACTATTATCATCTTTTGAAGAACATATATTATTACAATATAAACTATTTTTGTATCCAAAAAATTCATATCCACAGTATTTACAATTTTTCATAAAGTAGGTATGGGCACCTCTTCTGAAGGTGCCCTTATCTTTTATATACTTAAATCCTTCTAAATCTTCCCAACATTTTACTTTCATGATGTAAGGTAAGTATTATAAACCTTCTCCTAAAACTCCTATTAATTCTGTAAATGAGGCTCCAGTCTTAGTTGCCACAAAATTAAGTACTATAAATTCAGCAGCTTTAGTAGGTTTCACATAGATGTCAACCCATAGTTCTTGTCTATCTATACGCTCTGATGTATTATTTCTTTCATCACATACAATCATGAAATCATAAACACCTCTTCTTCCTCTAACATCTCTAAGGAAAGGCTCAATCATATTTACCATTCCAAGTCTTGTGAACTCATCATTAGGTTCAAATAGGAAGTATTTAGCAGCTGTAGAGATGGCCTTTTCCATTACTACAAATAATCTTCTCACATTAATTCTATTAAATGCTGAAGGTTTATCAAGTAATGTTTTTTGACCCCATATAACTTTACCTTGACCAGCGAATGATACTATAGGATTGATACCATTCTTATATAGTATATCCCTTTCTCCTTGTGTAGGAGACCATGCTAATCTACGGATATTTGTTAGAAGTGCTCTATTCAAACCGGCAGGTGCGAACCATGGGTCTGATAAATCATCTGTATTGGCAAAAATACCAGCCACATGTCCAGATGCGGGTATCCAACGATAATTAGAATTCCAAGTGTCAAATACTTCTAACCAGTTGCCATAAATGGCTGCGTAACTGGTATTTTCATTTAGAGTATTACGTCTGTAATTCCTTAAATTGGTTACCTCACTACCGTCCTGATTAACAACATCTGTTTGTCTACAATCAAGTAGTGCTATACAATCCTTTCTGGTCTCACAAAGGTCGACCAAGTATTGTTTTGTAGAAATATTCTTATCAGAATCTATAAGTATATTAACATCAATAACTTCACTATTTTTGTAAAGGTTGAATGCTAATTGTACTTGTGAATCTTCAGCAGTTGCTCCTATAACAGCATCAGACCATTCAGTATAAGAATTCTTACCACCTGCTAAAGCTTGGTAACTATTAGTTCTGCAATAGAAATCAGCATTTTTCACACTGCTTGCCATAGCTATTCTAATGTATTTGGACTCTCTATTAATAATATTGATTGCGAAGATATTTTTACCTTCATCATCCAATTTATTCTCATCTGTAGATACATACCAAACTTCTTTCAAATCATATGGTATAGTAGACATATTAAGGTCTGATTGGTCAGCAGATTCTACTAAAATAACAAACTCTCTTTGACTTTCAACCTTAATATCTGTATCAAGAACATCATTATAAAGGTTCTGACTTAAAGTACCTCCAGAAAGTACATAAGTAGCGTAATTAGCGTTTGTTTTACCTGAACCATACTCTATTACAGCATCACTTGATTGTTTATCAATAATAGCAATCTTAGTATAATTACCCCATGCTCCTCTTGAAGCAGCAATAAATGCTATAGTTGATGTTTCACCTGGATTTCCTGTAGAAAATGGATTATCACTGTCAAATTCATCAGGGTCATTTACTATACTATCCTGTGAAGGACTTGAAAGTGTATGAGCTGTATTGGTATCATATTGATAAAGTGTAGCATCTGATGCTCCTGAGATACCAGGTGTACCATAAACACCAGCAAATGTAGCACTTGCAGGCATTGACCTTGTACACCAAAGTTTATCACCATATTTTAAATAACCCATAGCTGACAACATATCTTTATAGCTATCAGAAGTAGGCTCACCAAATGTTTCTACAATATCTTCAACAGTTGTTATTAGTGTTGCTTTTAATTCTGGTCCTTTAAATGTTTTCCTCAATACTGTAGCTGCAATAGATGTTGCCACAGCCGGGATAGTAGTTGTAAGGTCCACTTCATTTATATCGACTAAAGGTGAAAGGTAGAATGCCATATTATTTTTTCCTCCTATATTTTGTTTTCTTTTCTATTTATTAAATCTTCATATAACATTTTCCACATTCCCCTATTAAAATTTGCTTTAGCATTACATGAAAAACAAATAGTAATTAAGTTTTTAGGTCTACAATCTTTTTTATTATAGTTTTATGGTGTACACATAATTTTTCAGTAATACCACTACAAGTAGGATTACTACATTTATTATCATCTCTTCTCTTTTATTATTTATACTAATACTATTTATATTTATATTTTATATTACAGAATATTCTCTAATTTCATATCGGTCGTAAGTAAAAGAGACCTGTGCTTCTAAATTGGTCTCACCCTCCCTATATGTTAATAACACTTCTCCTATGCTACTTGGCCATACATCTACAAAAAAAAGAGAGAATTTTTGATTCCGAAAGTTATCCAATACTCTTAGGGTTGCATCCACAGCATAGTTACTTTGAAGGTCTATGTATTTATCTCTATTGTTATTTATAAACATAAACCATTTTAAAATAATTTGCCAATTTTTGAATTCAGAATCAATCATGAAGCTTATATTCCATGGTTCAAATGTAAGGGCCCCCGTTGCTCTATTTGTTTTGCCTCCCATCCAATTATGTTCAGACATATCTAGTGTAACACCAGGTATAACAGTTTCAAAAATGTTTAGAGTAAACTCTTCATTGGGCTTCAATTCTGTCTGTACTGGTATCAATGGAAATACTAATTCAAAACTAAATGGACTTGCTTTATTTAGTTGTGTACTTAATGCCATTATTCTTTCTTTTTATCCTTCATTTTTTCCATGTTTTTTATAAATTTATCTTTTATCTTTTTCCTTTCTTCCTCTGAATACTTTGAACCCTTTTTCTTTTCAATGTTTTTTACCATTTTTTCAGCGGCT